AATGTAAGAGAAGTACCAAGTAGCTTAGTAACAGGTCCACCCTCTGCAGTAGTGCCATCATGTGTGTGGCCTGTACTTGCTGCAAAGGCTGCTAGAAGCTGGTCAAATTCATCATTGGTGTGATCTGACGTAATGGTATCGCCATCTGCGTATGTTGACTGTCTTGTATATGTAGCACCCATTTAACGTCTTGCTCCTAATTGATATTCTAACTGAAACCCTTTGAGTGAGTAGGGGTTGGTTAATCCGTCATCTTCTACTTTTAATGTTACAGAAAAACCCGAACCTTCTACAGACTGTCTTACAAGTGGTTCTGCACCACCCCCATAAAGAAATTGAGTTGTGCTAGAAGTTGTACTATATACTGCACTACCATATGCAGCAGCTAATTGACTTGTATCAAATGGATACACAGCAGGTCTTGCAGAGTTTCTATCTTCGTTATCATAACGTACAAACAAGTCAGCGTCAATAGTGCCTTCTGGTTTATAGTTAATAATAACACGTTGCATATGTTTACGTATGCCGGGATCACCAAAAGCCATATCAGGGCTTCTATACTTACCCTCTATAACAGTCCCATCAAAAGTATTGCCATCTTCTTGTCTTTGTATAAAGCCATTAACGTCACCGTGTAATACAAATACGTCACCTGCTATAATATGTGTGTCAGTACAAGTTGTTTGTAGTCCAAGTATTTCTGAAAACTCAAATGCTTCTTTCTTTAATACACATATAGCACCCTTTGAAAGAATAGCATTCTGCCCATCTTTATTAAAAAATATTCTGTACTGTGTTTTATCTGGTATAACTACACTGTCAAAAGATGCAGCGTCACTAATATTTTCATCAAATACAGACTGGATATTTTTACTAATAGTACCTAGTTCTGTGTCACCAATACGTGCAGTAGCAGCAACAGTACGCAGTCCATCAGGGCCAAGAAAGATTAAGTCGCCTGCAAATTCCTGTACGGTAAAGCTGTTGATACATCCAATGTTTCTTGTTACAGGCTGTACTGCAAAATCACTAAGTGTTGATCCTGTAAGTTTAAATATTCTATTCTCACAAAAAATAAACAAACTGTCACGAAAGACTTTAAGTGCAACTACTGTATCATCAACTTTAATGCTACCAGCACCATCCCCTGCATTAAAACCATCCTCATCAAAGGGTTCACTAAACACTATCTCTTGTGGTGTAGTGGACTTACCTGCATAAAACATATGGTTTCTATATGCTGCTACAACAGTAGAACCTGCCACTGCACTTGCACTAACATCTGCTGCAGCTATAGAAGAATTAAATATTACAGGAGCATTAGCCCCATCTACACAAATAAGTTTTTCATTACCATCAAAGTTATATCTTTCAAAGTGGTACTTAGTAGCATTAGTTCTGCCTGTGTCTCTTTCTGTCCAAGCCTCAGATAATACGTCACCTTTTATGTGTGCTGCAGCAGTAGTGCTTGAGGTTGCCCTAGTTACACCTGTAAAAGCGGTAGCTGATATACCTGTATAAGTAAATATTTCTGAGTTAATCTGCATTGTACCACTAGAAGAAAAACCTGTAGTAGACTTTACTGTGATACTACCAGAACCTGTCATGCCTGTACTAGATGCAATAGCAATGTTTACTTCAGTAGAAGCAGCACTAAATATTTTCTCACCCCTAGCAGCTATTACTTTATCTGCAAAGTTTACAACCATTAAAGGTTTTTCAGAAGTATTGCTTGTTGTAGGAATAGCTTGATTAACAAACTTACGATAGCCATCAATCCTACGATAACCACCTTGAATGTCAGGCTCAAAGTTTAATAGCTCTGTAGCCTCTCCCGGTTGCATAATAAAACTAGAACGGTTTAAAACTAAACCGCCTTCACAATTAAATGCTACTGGTTGTGTCTGTGAGTTATCTGGCATTAACTAACACCCGACATAAAGTTAGAAGAACCACGTGGTCTGTTTATTACAGTTGATCTAATATAGTCATACTTATTAATTAACAAGCTCTGCATGTTTTTAATGCCTTGCTCAAACCTACTAAAGTTTAACTGGTATTGATTTAACTCACCCCGATACTGATATACATAAGCTGTAGCACCATCTACTACCACGGGTGCAAAACGATCAGGTATGCTTGTAGTATCACCATGTGCAGACAAATCAGCAGGAAAAGTGTAGTAGTCAAAAACTAAAGCATATGCCTTATCAGGGTACGGATACAAGAGGTAGTTGTTGTCAGGGGTACGTACAATACTTCTAGGTACACCCCCACCCTCAAACTGTGTAACTGCCACGCCACTAGAATGTGCAGCAGCAGTAGTGCTATTAGCACCACGTGTGCAGCCTGTAATGTCATTACCTAGTATGCCAGTGTAGGTAACTTGCTCACTGCCTATATGTACTGTTCCTGTAGCGTCAAGCCCTGTAGTAGATGCAAGTGTTAGTGTAGCTACACTATTGGAGTGTGAACCGTTTAGCGTAGTCGCTACAACATCGTCTTCCTCATTGGCGTAGTCTTTTTCAATATACTCATTATAGCTCAACGTTGCTAGGTTATTACCTGTTGCATTAAGATCAGTGTCCCGTTTAATTCTAGCTGTGCTATAATCAATAGACTTGGTACTTGTAGGTACTGTGTATCTACATTGCCCTGCTACTAAGGTAGAAGAATTACTAGCGTGATTAAAAGAATATCCAAACTCACGCTGGTTGATGTATCGTATTGATTCATTTACTGCATTCTGACATTGTATCTGTACACCCCTAGCACTGGTAAAGTTGCTAGAAGTAAGCTCTACTTCATTCATACGTGTAATAACGCTATTAGCTAAAGTAAGAAAAGTAAGAGCCATTATATTTCCTCAATAAATCTTTTATGCCCCAAGAGTTTTTTGTTGCATAAGTTTGATACACTAATGGGGCCAGCATATAGCCAGCCCCAAAGTATGTAGGTCTATTACAGTAGATCACGTTGAGCTACTGCAGCTTCTGTCATTGCGGCAGAAACATCTGCAATTACTGCATAGACACGCAAGCGTCCAGTTGCAGCAGCAGCACCAGCAATAACTACATCAATAGTATCTGCAGCAGCAACACAAGCAAGTGCTTCCGCAGCAAATGTAGATGCAGCACCAGTGTTTACAATGTTAGCTTCACCGCCAGAGCCTTTTACAAGGTATGTACCAGCAGCAGCATCAAGTGCAGCACCGTCAATGATGTCATCACCACCACCGAAGTCAATATTACAAGTACAACTTGCAGTAAAAGACTTCATAATTTCCGCACCAGCAGCAACTACTACTGATTCAGCAGGAATTTCTAAGAGTTGGAAGATGTCGCCATTAGCAATGGTAGCACCTGCAGTAATCATAGCATCAATATCTAGGATTGCTTCAATAGTGCGTACAGTGTTACCGACATTAGTTGGAACAGCAAGAACATTTGCCCCAACGCCAGCGGTATCAATAGAAGTCATGTCAAACGTAGCCATAATTTATATCCTCCTTATGCTGCGTTATAACGGGCAGTAACGATTGCTTCAGGGCGAAGAATCTTACGTCCGTATAGATGCATACCACGAACAATGTCAGCAAAGCTGTCAGGGTCACGATATGTTTCTGTCTTGTTGATCTGCTCTGCAGTTGCAACAGCCGAGTCATGACCAGCTACGATAATACCGCAATTAGTCAATTGGTTAGCTGTACCTGCTGTACCTGCCCCAGTGCCGAGTGCTGGCAAATTGGACGAGGAATAAACACGGAAGCCGTGGAAGTTGTTAACGGACAGACCGTTACGCAAACCACCTGATTCACCGAAATCAGCGTTCATGAAGCGTGAATCTTCATCAGCAAGGATTTCCATAAACACCGGGTCCACGATCAGCCAGCGACCTTGTGAGTCAACTTGCTGTTGATCAAGCAAACGTTTCATGCGTGAGATAATCATTGCAGGGGAAACGGTAGCGGTTGGCAGGGAAGTTGCTCCCGGCATACGTGCAGTCACAGGAATTGAGTGAGTGCCAGCAGAGGAAGTAGTGATGTTACCAAAGTCACCTTTATGCAGTTGCATAGAGGAGAGCAGTTCGTTAGCACCTGAAGTAGCTACAGCCTTAGAACCATTAACAGTTGTGTTAAGGGCATCGCCTTTGCTGTGCAAAGAAGACTGCTTGTAGCCTGACATGTACGCAAGAACTTCTTGGTCATGGTTGTCAGCTAGACGGTATGCAGCGCGACTTGTTGCAAGGTCCATGAAATTGACGTGGCTGTGTGCTTCTTCAATATCGTCCATCTTAAAGGCAAAATAGTTAGCCTTATCAATGACTAAGGTGAAATCTTCGTCCTGCAAATCTTGTGCGGTGACATTCGTACCACGTGCATACTCTGAGACAGAAATTTCGGGTTCTTTGATAATCTTGACGGTATCACCTTGTGCAGCGATTTCACCAAAATAGTCTGAGTTGGTAACGTCACCAACTACTGTACTCTTGCGAAATGCAAGCTGTACTTTTTTTGAATAGATTACTGGGCTAAAATTACCGTTTGGTAAATTCCCATAACCTGTTGCCGTTGTAAAAGCCATGATGGTTCCTCCATTAAATGTTTGGCTTAGGTTTAATTAAGCTTAACACAAGTTTAAGAGGCTGCATTTCTAAGGGTGGCGTTGTTACAACGGGCCTGTAAATTCAGGTAGGTCTTAACTAATATGTTGTTGCTTAGTAGTAATTGAGAAGCAAGGTAGCTACACTTTAGTAGGGCTTGCTTCTCAAAGTAGTCTCTTGTACGTATAGTTATACTTAGTAATCTTTTGTTGTCAAGCTTTTATTTACCTTGCACCCCCAGAAAGATCATAAACAAATTTACCTGTACGCTGTGCTTCCATGATAGCGTCTTGGTTCTTCTCAAAGTCCTTCATTGACATCTTGCCAATTTGGGATTCAGTGAATGTAGCCTCAGTGTCAGCCTGACTTGGCTTGGTTGAACGCTTAGTCACAACTGCAGATGCAGCTTCTTTGGTAGACTTCTTGCGTGACTTAGTGTCTAACCCCTTGTCACCTTTGTATAGATCAATGACCCGTACTACAGAGCGTGGATCATCTTGGTTCTCATACAAAGCATCCTGTACCCACTTAGGCTGTTCCCCTGCCCAATCGTGAAACTCATCGCTTTCCTTAAGATCATCGAAGTCGCTGTGAGAGTCACGGATAACATCCATAGATTTACTACGGTTAGCTTCCTCAGACATTTCATCAATCTGACGTAGACGATCCTCTGCAACGCTAAACTTCTCTTGTGCTTTCTTCTCAGCAATAGTCTCAACAATAGCTGCAACGTCAGGGTACTTGTCAGCCCAAGCTTGAATGTCTTCATCACTCTTTGGTGGGCGTACAATTCCTTGCTCTTTGGCGTTCTCTAGTTGAGCCTTGATAGCCTTTAGCTCTGCTGCAGTGTTGCTTTGGAGCTTGCGAATGTCATCATACCGTTTCTTGTATGTGCGTTCTTCCCCTGTCTCAGGCTCTTTAGCATCAACCTGTTGCTCTTTTGCAACACTTTCTGGTTCTGCTTGCTGCTCTTCTTGTGGCTCACCACCCTCCTGTTGGGCTGCATCAAATTTAGCCATTTCAGCTTCTTCTTCAGCAATACGCCGTGCATTGGCATTGCGGTAATTGCTATCTACAAAACCTGCTACTTTAGGCTTCTCCATAGTTGTTAGTTCTGGTGGCATTAGTTTTCCTTTTTGTAGTTATGGCCTAGTACCTAGACCCTTTCTTCGCTGGGTTGTTTGTTTTTTCTTTTGTTTAGCTGCTGGTGCAGAAACTAAGCCGCCTGTATTTCTACCTCCAAAACCGCCATAGCCCGTGCTGTCTGCTCTGCCACCGTAGCTCCTAGAAGCATCCCTTTGAGCTTTTTCTTCCACATTACCGGGGTTAGTCCAGCCCTGACTGCCTCCACCAAGATACTGATTAGTGCCAGAAGCATCTGTATAGCCGTAGCCATCATCGGCAGATTGAAAGTAGTCACCTCCACCTGCTCTTTTATCCCCTGTGTAGAACGATGTTCTATTATTTGCTACACGCTGGGCATCAGCGGCAACTCCTGCAGCGCGTCTAGCTTCTTCTTCTGCCTCACGCTCTAGTTTCTCTCTTCTTAGCCTAGAGTTAGTAACTAGGTCTTGTTGAGCTTTACGTGCTGAAGGGTCCATACCTTGTTCTAAAGACATAGGGTCTACATCAGTTGCAGAAAGAGGCTCTACACCTGCTTGTATTCCACCTGCAGCATCCCTTTTAGCTTTAACTCTAGCGTCAATTCTATCTGCCATAGGCTCAAATACAGAATTAAGTATAGAGCGTACAGGGTTAAAGCCTACAGGCGCACCATCATTATCCGTAGCTACAATTTCTCCAGTTTTACTTAACTTATTTGATATTCTAAGACTTTTTTGTAATACAACTAAAGTATCTATCTCTTCTTCAGATAAAGCCTTATTGTCTAAATTATTTATCTGTCTTAGGTTTTTAGTATTTGCTTTATTAGCCCTGCTTTTTAACTCATTCTCAATACGTCTTTCAACTATGGCTTGGTTAGCTTTAGTGGCTATACCAATAAGCATACCTACGGGGCCAAGGGCAAAGGATGCTACATAACCTGCTTTTGTGTATTTCTTTGTGGTTGTTAAATGCGCCTCTAGTTCTTCTATTGTAGAGTTTGAGTAATCTTCAGTACCACCTACGTTAAATCCTTCGCCACCAGAAGCAGTAAGTGTCGGCCTTGCCCCTACAGCAGAGTCATCCTCTGTCCTTCTAGGTTTTTCATCAACAGGAGCAGCAGCAACAGCACTAGCCTCAACAGAAGCAGCGGGTTTAACCCCATAGTCATTTGTAGCTTTTCTAGTAAATCCCGGTGGTAGAAGCATGGTAGTATTCCATGCAACAGGTACTTCACTACCATCTGGTGCAATAAGAACAATCTGTTCTATTTTACCTTCTTTATTAAGGAAAGTGTCTGTAACAACTTTTTCTGGGTTTGTAACACCTGCAGCCTGAAACAAGTTTTGACCTAGTGTATTAAAGGAACTAAGATTAAAGGGACTTTCCTGTTGAGAAGTATCTGCCTCTGTGGTTCCTCCAAGTTTAAATGCTCTTGGCTGTACAAGTGTACCCTCTGCAGCCTCAATAGGCTCTTGAGGTTTATTAGCTTGTTGCATTTCAGCAGACTTCTTATCTGCCCCTGTCTTGTTAACCATAATGCCTTTACTGGCAAGCTTATCCATTAACGCAGGGTCTTTGTTAG